GTGGATCGTAAAGTCATAAACCGCACGATCCACCGTCATGTTAAACAGGATTCCGGTTTCCACCGTACCTGGATATTCAATGAGCGTTTCGATGATATCTGAAGTCGTAAACCCTTCGAGCACTACTGGCTCGGGAGCAATGAAATCTGGAAGGACGCACCGCACATTGATGGTTGCTTCGATCTCCTGCACGAACAACGGACAGTCAAATGTTTCGACTACTCCATCGATTTCGACATATCCCGCCAACTCATCGTCGTAGAACCGAACTTTGATGTTCGTTTCCGGCATAAAGTATCGGTAGAGATTTGTTCGAAGCTGTCGACCCGTGCCGGTAGAATAACCCGGCTCAAGGCCTAGGTGGAATATCAAGTCCCTAGCCTCTCGACGACTGGTATGATATTGCTCGCCATCTACATTGGCAAAGCTCGAGGTGACTAGTGTCGCTTTAACAGGGTCTAGTCCCTCGATTTCCCCTACACGATACCCCTCAGAGGCATCGTCCAGGGGGAGCTCCAACACGTTACCCTGATCAGTGATAATATCTACTTGCTGCAACATTACTTCTTAGTCAGAGCTCCCTTCGCTACTGATATTTGGTTATTAGTTTGCCGATAGATCTCGGACCTTGACAGGGCCTTCGGCGAGTTATTGATCTGCGTGAAGTTGAGCGTATCGCCCGTCGCAGGTACTGCAGTTGTCTTACTTACAGCGGTTTCCTGGTTCGCCATGGTCGCATTCGACAGGGTTGTAGCCTTGTTGTATGTACCTGTGAGAGCCAGTGTAGGCGGCGTAATCATGCCGTTGAGACGCTGAGAGTCCTTCTGAATAGCCGACAGATCAAGAACCGGACGGATAGTCGGGTTCATGTTGATGTTGTCCATGGCAACTGCGGTAGCAATACCAGATATAGACTTCCGAAGGCTCGTGAGTGCCGTGTTACCAACACCCTCGGATGCCTTAGCGACAACGCCACTCATGCTGGTCAGACCATTTGCCATACCCTCACCAGACCACTCACCAACCTCAAAGAATCTCTTTGAGGGTGAAGCGATACCTAGGATTTTCTTAGCGCCTTCCAGAGCATTCTTACCGAGGTTCACTGCGGCATCGATAACGCCCTGAATACCCGCGCCAATACCATTGACCATACCCTCAACGATCGCCCCGGCAAGATCACTACCAGCAGTGTTCATTCGACCTTGGTTATTTCGAATGGTGGTGGCAAGACCTTCCACAAAGCGAATGATCAGGTCCGCACCTGCCTGAAGCAGTGGACCGATCTGCTGACCAATACCCTGAATGAACCTGATGATGAGATTCGCACCAGCAGCGATAATTCGAGGGAGGTTGTTAGCAATCCCATTGAGGAAGTTGACAATGATATTTGCCGCAGCCGTGACTACCTTACCGATATTGTTAGCGATACCGTTTAGGATACCGAGAACAATCCGCATACCCTTATCTACAAACTCGGGTACAGACCTAAGCAGGAGATTCAGGAGGGTTGTAATCAACAGACCGATGGTCTTACCAACCCTAGGAATGACTTCGTCAAGACCTCTGAGGACCGCCAGCATTAGTTTGACTGCTGCCGCAACAAATGTCGGAGCTGCATTACCAATGACATCAGCGAATGCCACAACACCCTTGCCCAGTTCGATCATTGCGATCGGAATAAGAGCCAGGATCGCACCGACAAGTAGTACGATCACAGGAACTGCCGCAGCACCAATAGCTGCCATAAGGGCGAGGCCTGTTGAGAACGCTAACATACCCATACCCATCGACAACATACCGACACCCAACATTGCGATTGAGATGCCGAGTGACAGAATCACCGGTGCCAAGAACCCGAGTGCGAAGCCCGCAATACCAAGCAGGAGGAATACAGCTGCAAGCCCGGCAAGACCGTGAAGGAGTTCCTCCCAAGTCATTGCTCCGAGGGCCTGAAGTACTGGAACCAGAAGGTTAAGAGCTGCCGCAACTACAAGAATCGCTGCCGCTCCAGGCAAAGCCCCAGTCATAGCATTCGCTGCTACAGCCATAACTCCAAGAGATATCGAAAGGGTTACGAGGCCCTTAGCAATCTCTTCCCATGACATTCCACCCATGCTCTTGAGAGCGACGGAGAGGAGTAGCATGGCTCCTGCAATAGCCACCATACCCACAGCATTCGCAAGCATATTTGGAGGCATTGCCCGCATGGCCTGAGTGATTGCTTTGAGTGCGATCGACATTGTGATAAGACCCTTAGCAAGAACGTCCACAGGCATTGAGCCCATGTCGTTAATTGCACTTGCCAGAATCTTCAAGGCGAGGCCGAGAACGACCATAGATGCTGCCATTTTGAAGATGTTGGTTACGTCGCCAACAGCGTTCGTGAACTTCGCCAAGATGAAGAGAACCGCACCAAGTGCAGCCACACCTTGAATCAAAGCACCGACATTCATGGCAGCAAAGTCGACCATTGCGCTAGCCATGATCTTCAATGCCGTAGCAAGGAGGATCAGACCAATGCCAGAACCAATAGCACCCTTGTTAACCTTGGCATACTGCGTGAAGAGAGCCAAAGCGCCAAGCATTGCGCTAACGCCAATGAGTCCCTTGATCATGTTGCCAAAGCTGATGTCCGCGAAGTCCTTGACTGCGCTAGCCAGAATCTTGATTGCGATGGCGATAGCGATCATACCGATGCCTGTGGCAATCAGGTTAGCCGCATTCTTCGACATCAGGCTTGCTGCACGAGCCACTGCATTGAGCAGAACGGTAACGCCAACAAGACCCTTAATCAACTCTCCCCAGCTGAGGGTAGAGAGCTTCTTGACAGCACTAGCAAGGACGTTGATTGCGATACCCAACAGGATAAGACCTGCCGCAAGGACAGGCATCTTAAGAACTGCAGGTCCGGAAGCAACCTTCTCGAACACAGTAAGTGCACCAGCCAGAAGGCCGAACATCACAGTGATTGCGATCAGTGACTTGGTAAGCGCCTTCGAGTCGATCAGAGACAGAACAACGATGGACGCAGTAAGGATACCGATAGCAAGAGCGATCTTCATCAGGGTGTCTGCCTGAAGATTCTTCTGCATAGCCTCAAGGGTTCCAGTCAAACCCTCAAGTGCTCCGGTAACACCTTCGAACATCTTGTCAAGGTTGCCCATGAGGCTTTCCTTGAGGTCATCTCCAAAGCCGAGACCGCCCTTGACGAACTTATTGAACAGGAATGCGATACCGCCCAGAAGAACGGTGTTTACCATATCCAAAGTATCGTCGTAGTTGACATCAGCGAAGACTTCCTGAATGTTCCTACCAATTTCACCAAACAAGTCAGCGATAGCTGTACGAATTGGCTCAAGAGCCGTCCATACTCGTTGTGCCATATCAGAGATTCGACGTCCGAACCGCTCAATGGATTCGATACGTTCCCGAACACGAGTCGTGATCAATTGCCAAGTGTCAACGACGCCCTCTGCAAATCCGCTGAGAGCTTCTTGGCTAGTCTTACTAAGAGCCTTGAATGACTGTTTAGTAATGAACGAGAGTTCCTTCATTCCATCTTGGAATGCTTCAACGCCCTTTTCCCATCCACCCTCAAGGATTGCTTCTCCAACATCCCTAAGTACGTCGAGGAATCCTCGGATGGTACTCAGACCGGCTTGGATAGCACCCTTGACTGCGTAGAATACGGGGATGAGTTTAGTCTGAATTACTAGACTAAGGACCTCAAAGTTCTTACCCGTAACATACAGGAATGAATCGGCCTTGATGAAGAAGATCTCCAGATAGATTGCAAGGACACTAAGCGCAGATCCTATGGTAGAAAATGCACTACGCACAAGATCACCAAGATGCCTAGCGCCATCCCCTACCATTTTGAAGAACTTGTCGATGAACGAGAAGTTAGCGAGAGCCTTGTTCAGGTTCTCGAAGAACTTACCAATGGCCTCACCGGTTTTGTTGACACTTTCACCGCCGGAGAACAGTGCACCGAAGAATGCGCCGAATACCTTGAGGATTCCCGTGACAATCGTCAAGCCGAGTTTGAGAATGCTGAAGAAGAACTTCATACTCTGCTTGAGAGGATTGAGGTTGTCCGTAGCACCAAGCAAGAAACGTGTGAAGTTCCTAAGTGCAACCGTGATGTCGAAGAGTCGCTTGCCCGTCATAGCCGGGAAGACTTCTCTAAAGGCTTCCTTAAACGGCTTGATAACATTCATCAAGATCTTGAAGGCGTTAGCCACAGTCTCGATCAGTGCCGTACGACCGCCAAGCTTATTCCAGTCGCCGAGCATCTTATTTCTGGCATTAGCCGAAGCTTCAACCATTGCTCCGAGAACCTTATAGGCACTAGACCACATGGCCTTAGCCTGCTCAAAGTCACCTAGGATAAGCTTCCAAGAAGTGGCCCACCCTGAAGTGGTACCTTCCGAAAGTGTATTTGTCAGCTGTGAGAAGGTCTTGATCTTTGTGGCTGCATCCTGAGCATTCTTAGCCATCTTCTGGATGCCAACGATCTGCTCATCGTTATAGCCCATTGCCCTGAGCTGCTGGTCCGTCAAGTCACCAGTCATCTTTGCAAGGGTTTCATTCATGACCTTAGTCGTGATCCAGCCCTCTTGCAGAGACTGTCGGAAGCTGCCGTGTTTGGCTATAAGCCCATCGACATTCTGACCCTGGTTCCTAGCCGTCTCCATAAGAGCGTCTTGGAAGACCTTACCGCCCATGCCCGAGTTTACTACCGAGTTCCAGTCCTCAAGACCGACCTTACCAGCCGACATTGCCTGCGAGAGCTGGTACATAGCACTGGATGCCTGCTCAGAGTTTGATCCTGATACAGCTGCAAGGTTAGCGATACCTTTAATTGCCGCGGTTGAGTCATCCAGGCTAACGCCTGCCGCCGTAAACGTACCAATATTCTTGGCCATCTCAGCGAAGTTGTAGATAGTCTTGTCCGAATAGGTGTTCAACTCATCGAGCGCACCGTTCACATCACCCAGGGATTTATTTTCCCACTGAGTGTTGGACATGATTGTCTGAATAGAACCGAGGTTAGTCTCATATTCCTGCAGGCCCATTTTTGCAGGATCAATAGCGAGCTGCTTCGCCATTTGGACACCGATGATTGCGGCTTTAGCACCAAGCGCAGCCATGGCGGCAATACCGGCAACCGACATTGCCGAGAATTTACCGGAGACTCTGTCCACATTACTTGATAGCTCGTTGAGGGTTACTCGTTTCGAGGCCAAGTCAAGGTCGCCAAGCTTGTTAATGGCGCCCTGCATGTGAGTCAAAGCATTCGACATACCGGATTGGAAGGCGCCCATGTTTGGCTTGAGCGAAATGTTCTTTCCGGCTCGGTCAAGATCGCCGAGTTTTGTGATGGTGGTATCAGAGGTTGTCTTAACCTTCTGCGCACCAGCTTCGAATTCTTTGTTGTTGAACTTCATGGTAAAGTTCTTACTCGACTGCATCAGCTTGTCGAGACCGGCTTTTGCAGAATCGAGGTTTAGGCTTTTCTTGAGACCTTCCAATGAAGTCTGAGTCGTCCTAACACCAGCCTCGAATTGGCGAGCATCAAACTTCATTACGACGATTTGTTCGTCGATGATAGAACTCATGCAGAAATCACCTCTTTCCTAACGTTTTCTGCAATCTTATCGAACACTGGTTTCATTGCGGGGTTTATGTAGTCCCGTCCTTGAACATAACCGCCAGTACCTGTGCCGTGACCGTACTGGAGAAGAATAGCGACTGGAGCACCATCGTTTGTAAGATGGGAGTTTGTCCAGATGATGGACGTCGACCCCTTGGAACGTTTGATTTGATAGTCCCAAGAGGTCGACGTTTCAGCAGAGTCAATAGGGGTGGCCTTGGAAAGGGCATTAACTCCCTCTTTTCCGAATCGATCCAAGTTATTGAGATAGTTTCCCTTGGACAATTTAGCGCAGAGTCGTTCAGTGTTCTTAAACGAGCCCTTAACGTTGAACGTAACCCCCATTGATAACTCCTATTTTGATTGTTAGGTTGCGCGGGCCAAAAGTAATTCAGTAACGACATCGGCAATGCGCTGATAGCCAGTGTTGTTTGGGTGAATTGCTTCTGCGTACAAGCCCTGAGTGATTGCTTCTGCTGAACCCGGGTCGGGCATATGATCCCTTAGGTTCAGGAATGCACAACCCATCTCGTTAGCCACCTGCTCCATACCAGCTTCGTAGTATAACCACGAAGGTTCAAAGGTGTAGTCCTCTTTATAACAAGACATAAGCAGAATTGTTGGATACACCCATGGTTTAGTCTGAGCCCTCAAGTTAGTAACGATAGTCGTCAAGTTAGCCTTGAATGTATCGAGACCCACGAGGCTTGAATAGTCATTCGCGCCAAGCATAAGGGTGATCAAGTGTGGCCGAGCAGTGGTGTAGTCCTGACGCCAGTTGGCGTGGTTCGTTGCCGTAACCCATTCCGAGGTTTTCCAACCGTGAACAGCAGCGTTGAAGTGACGTACACCTGAGTTTTGCGAGTTCGTTGAAACCAACGCACCATTGATGAACGAGGAACCTGTTCCAGCAGTAATAACTACGGTATAGGTCCCCGGAACAGTTTCGGATGAGCCAAGTGTCAACGTATTGTTAAAGCCCGAAGATACCGACGCGCTAGACCCACCCCAAGTAGCTTTGACTACACCATTCACCTTAACAGTAAATGCCGTAGTGGCAGTTCCCTGAGTCCACCAAACGTTTAGGTGGGTTCCGGTGACAGTAGCTGTAAGCGTTGCCCCGTTGGTGATTGCCGTGGATTTAGTATGCCTAAGACCGAAGTTAGAAGCGCTGTTGAATGAACCACCATTAGCCGCAGCGGTCCATACGCTAGGAACTGAGCTAGATGTCTGGGTAATCGGAAGCCAGCCCATTTGTTCGTTATACGAGTTACCGGTGACATTGGGATATGCCGATCGGATGTTCGCAGCGACCTTATGGACCCAGGTGTTTACATAACCACCGGTAGAACCGGTACCTTCGGTGATAGAATCGCCCAAAGCAAGCCAGCGAATATGTTCATTACTCATATTCTTGACTGCTTCACGCCAACCCAACCACGCGCCGCGCTGATCCTTGGTTTCAAGAAACTTCTTGTTGGTAGCATTAGCGAGACCCCCAAAGGCATAAGGGAGATTACCCCATGCATTGAAGCCATCACCAATTTTACTCAACCCGGTGTCTGACTCATAACCCCACTCACCTTCTCCGAGAATGGGTTGGTTAGCAGTCCACTGAGAAGCGCTACCCCTTCGTGGACTAATGAGTGTAGTACGAGGCATTTGTTACGGTGTCCCTCCATCGATCGCCAAGATATCCGACGATACGTGCGTGTGTGACGTGTTTGCTTTACCATTCAGAGCAGTCTGAGTAGCGGTGGATACCGGCTTGGCAGCATCCGAGGTGTTGTCAACGTTGGCGAGACCGACAGTCGTCTTGGTAAGACCCAGAGTGCCCGAAGGCAAGGTGGGCGTTCCAGTGAATGTCGGAGATGCAAGGTTGGCCTTGGCATCCAAAGCCGTCTGCTGAGCGGTAGAGACCGGCTTCGCAGAGTCAGCAGTGTTATTGACGTTACCGAGACCGACTGCCGTGGAGTTCAGCGTCTGCCAAGTCTTATCACCACGGTAATACTGCGCAGTCGTACCGGCAACAATGGTGTTTTCCTTGGCGTTGAGTGCCGACTGCTGTGCAGTAGACACCGGCTTGGAAGCATCCGAGGTGTTGTCGACGTTTGCGAGGCCTACAGCCGTCTTGTCGAGCGTCTGCCAGGTCTTGTCACCACGACGGTACTGTGCGGTTGTACCGGCAGCAATTGTCGCTTCCTTACCATTCAACGCCGTCTGTGTTGCCGTGGAAATCGGCTTGTTGAGGTCTGAGGTATTGTCAACGTTGGCGAGGCCTACGTCACTCTTGGTCAGAACAACTGCACCCTGTCGACCCGCAACCGAGGTTACGTTTCCAGGCGCCGTGATCATCTTCCAGTCAGCAAGAGTGGCTGGGCTGTCCGTGGACAGAACGTACGTTTCCGCATTGTCCTGACGGATGACCATGTCACCACGCTCTGCCGTAAGTGCAAGCATTGCTGCCTGGTCTGCCACGGTGTAGAGGTTGGTGATAGCGATCGGAGGAAGCTGAGCGGTAGCGATCAGACCTGTGATCTCAGAGAACGCGAAGGTCTTGTCTCCGCGCATAGCCGTGGTACTTGTGGTACCGATGGCAAGGTTTGAAGTACCGGCGCCGATTGTAGCTCGAACGTCAGCAGCGGTAGCATCCTGAAGGATATCCCTACCGATCTGCGTTGCATCCGAAAGCTGCGAGACCGTGTGAACGTGACTTACGTTAGCCTTATCGGAGCCCTCGTAAGCCAAAGCGTTCCAGAGGGTGGTACCGTCACCGACCTTCTTTTTCAGAGTGTCGGTTTCGAAGCCAATTTCACCAGTAGCTAGCACTGGGTTTGCCGTAGTCCAAGCTGCGGCGGTACCTCGACGAGGCTGAATTACCGTTTGTACCGGCATAGGTTATGTCCCCCTTATTCTATGTTTAATTATGGTGTCCCGCCATCAATCGGAGCCTTCTTCCATTGGGCTGGATTATATGTATCCTCTGTAGTAAAGGCTGCTTTAGCCAAAACTACATCACCCGATGGATCTACGATCGCGGCATTAAGCGGATAGAAAGTTCTTGGCTTAAATCTAGTGACAAGATTTTCTCGTTGTGTGGCTTCAGAAAGACGCTGCGGAAGGTTACCTTCCAATAGCTTGCCATCGCTATCGAGAGCCGCAACGCCTAGAGGCACTCCCTTATCCGAAGTATTTAACTTAGAAGCCAGGAGTGCCGCAACGTCTGCTGATGAAATATAACCCAACTGCCCCGTTCGTGGGGCGTACGCGAGCTTCATTTCCGGCATGTTTGCAATAGCAGCGCGTAGCTCAGGTGCGAAGACGTTATCAGGATCGAGGTTGGGGAATACGATAAAGTCAGTCACGGCATCTCCTTACTTTAGGCGTTATGTCAAAGGTGGAAGACCCACGATTCGACGGGCAGCCCCTTCAGATATCCCCGCATTGATGAGTTCCTGAACAGCTTCATCTTTAGCCGCTGTTACGTCAGGATCTTCATCCGGCATTTGGGGATTAAGAGTTATTTCAGGAGCTACCCACTCCGAACCGACTCTCTGCCAGCCTATGGATACGTTATCCGTTGCTGGGAGAATGAGAAACCCGCTGGGTGGGGTATATTTGTCGTTCTCATCCAGAAGAATGGTGTTGACTACGGCATCGCCGTCAACGATTGCGTATTTTTCTGCAGTCATTAAAGGAATACCTCCACGATTACGAGCCCGGAAGCGCCGGGTCCACCCAAAGCTGCAGAACCTGCTGTGTTAACAGCTGCTCCACCGCCACCGCCGCCATATTGTCCACCAGAAGCGCCTGTCAAGCTAGCTCCACCGGCACCTGAATATGAACCGAATGCGCCGCCGCCCATAGCAGAGGCTCCGCCGACACCGCCGTGTGCGAGGGTTCCATATCCGCTACCGAAGTTTCCGGGAGCTCCCTTGAAGAGGATTGACCCGGATGTGCCGATACCACCTGCAGCACCAATGGCGCCGATCATGAGTGGCGTGTTTGCGAAGTAGTTTCCACCGTTACCACCCGTAGCTACTACGTGCGTTCCGAAAGATGATGTTCCGCCGACGCCGCCGAAGTTAGTTCCACCGCTACCGCCAGCACCAACCGTAATGGTTTCTGTGGCAGCGAGGTTCTCGGCAAGGATGAACCTTTCGGCATATCCTCCACCTCCTCCACCGCCACCAGCAGAGTGGTTTCCAGCATCTGCAGCAGGAGCTCCACCCCCACCTCCACCGCCGCCTACGAGGCGAACTCGAACGGCCCTCATACCGGGGTAGTTGGATTTCACGAAGCTTCCGCTAGAAGTATATAGCGTTGGTGAGCCAAGCGGTCGATATCCCTGAATTGCTGATAGAACCGTAGCCAGACCGAATGGCGTGACTGCACGAGTGGTATCGGTTCCTGCCTGAACCTCTGTGGGAGTAGCGAGTTCAACGCCACCAGGAGCTTCTTCGGTGGCAAGGAAGGTTGTGATTGGACCGGCATCAATTGCTGAGCCAGACCTTGTCACCAGAATAAGGTGACCCTGCTCATCGATATAGCCGTTTACAACTGATGCGCCTTCGATCTCAAGCATACGTGCGGAGGTAAGACCTGTAACAATAGCCATAGATGATCTCCTTTCTTAGAGAGAGCTGATGTTGTATGTATCTTCGTCAATAAATGTGGCCGAGGGCCAGGATATCTGGAACTCAGTCGAGTTGAGCATTGTGATGGCTTCATCGGGACCTTCTGCAGTCCAGGTTCCGTCCCCATGATCAGTGATCTTGAGCAATGCGTTATCGACGAAGAGTGCGATTAGCTCTTCAGGAGTTGGGAGTGTAGGTGGCGTATCTTCAGTTCCATAGAGAAGATTTTCTACAGCTTCAACTACCCAAGGCCAGGTAGTTCGAGTATCGAGTACGATATGCGAACTATATGATGCGCCCTGAACCGGGATGGGCTTTGTTGTGATATCCCAACTGAATGCGATCAGGTCGGGATCATCACTAATCGTCTGGTAATTCCTTTGTGAAGGGGCTGCCAGCGCATTGTATACGATATGGAGTTTGTATCCGAAGTCAACGCCATCCCCATCGTTACCAATCAAGGTTCGATATGAGAAGCTGAAGGGCTTACGTCCTTGCTGTGTAGCAAAGAGACCTTTCGACTCATCATCGATGGTTGCGACACCTTCACAAATATCGAACTCGATCGGATAGGTATAGGCCTCGATAGTCGCCTCGTACTCTTCTCTCGAAGGATGGTTCAGGTACTTGACACCATCGATGTAGTGCGCCTTTGGCTCGCCACCGGAAGGAGACTCGCTGACTGCAATCAAACCATTCCAGGCAACGCCGTCCATTCCAGGAACGTATAGGACGCCACGATCAACACCCGTTTCGAAGTATCGTTCACCGTAGTTTCCCCAACTAAGTTCAGTCATTCATGCCTCCTTCCATTGGCTTATCCAGTTGTGTTGTGAGCAGCTCGACGCTGTTCATTGAGTTTGCGACGTTCAGCAAGCATCTCAGCTTTACTGCGAGGCTTCTTCTTGTCTTGCGCCTCGTTCTTAGCGTTGTGAACTTTGATGAGAGTGAAGAGTCGGTTCAAATGCCAATGCTCACACTCTTTCCAAATTTTGTAGATCCCCATCCAGTAGTAGATAAGTTCGGAAGTGATTACTTCTTTGCTCTTCTTGGGCTGGCCTGGTTGAGGCTTCTCATTGAACCAGGTTGCGGACATCTTAGCTTCGATGTATCCGTTGATCTGGTTGAGGTGTTTACTATCAAGTCTGTGAAGGAGTTCTAGAGAGACATCCATGTTCAAAGCCATGCACTGTACATAGCTGAGGGTCTCGTCGACAGATTTCTCTTGGTCGCCAATGAAGGGTTTTTCCCAAATTGACTCCCATTTTGAAAGAGAGACCAGAGAATGCTCAAGCTCCAATGTAACTTCTTCTGAGTTGATGAAGGTATTGCTACGCTCATCGTATGACTCAGCTTTAGGGATGGTAATCCTAAGCATTCCCTGATCTCCTTTCGTGTAGGACTTAGACGAAGTCGAAGTACCAGTCGTTGTCCGTGACATCCGGGAACTTGTAGCCCGAAGCCGGAGCGGCGGTAACAACCGTGTCCGCGGTGATGACAACTGCGCCAGTCTTCTTGACGCCGTTGATGAAGTAGTCAACGCCAGTGACCGACGGGATGGTGATCGTGTCAGTCGTGGAGTTGTAAGTCGGGGCCACAGGTGCGACCTCGATCTGGGTGCCATCGAACATGGCGATAACGGCTGCGGGAGACGGCAGCTGAGGCGGAACGCCAGCCGTGCCGTACAGAAGATCCTCGAGGTCCTTCAGCTTCGCAGCGTCGACCTTGGAGGAATCGATCGTCAGCGTAGCCGTCGGCTTGAGACCGCCACCGACCTCAACGGGCGTGGTAGAGAGTTCCCAGCTGAAGGTTGCCGCTTCAGGCGAGTCGTTGATGGTCGTGTACGCCTTCTCCGTCGGAGCCGCGAGGGCGCCGTAGATGAGGTGCAGCTTGTAAGCGAAGTCAGTACCTTCGACGTCGTTACCCACGCGAGTGCGGTAGGCGAGACCGAAGGACTTGCGTCGCTGCTGACCGACGTAGACGCCAGCCGTGGGAACCGCAGAACCGTCGCATTCGGCGAACTTCTCGGGGTACGTGAAGGCCTCGAGAGTTGCGCTGAATTCCTCAGCGGAAACGAGGTTGACGTACACGGAGTTGTTCGCGTACTGCTTGTTGGACTCAGCGCCCGAGGGGCTTTCCGAAACGGATACGAGACCGTTCCATGCGTGGCCCTGGTCGTAGAGCCCAGTAGTATTCGGGAGGTAGAGAACACCGCGATCGACACCTGCTTCGAAGATGCGTTCGGTGACCTTATCCCATTCGAGAACAGCCATAGTTTATTCCTTTCAGAAATAAATCGAGTAGACTTCGTGATTGAGATTGCTTGCTTTAAACCGCGTCGAAAAAGTAGACGTGGGTAAAGCTGCGACTGCATCGGGAATCTTGGAATCAGGATTCTCGTCGATGACAGTCACTTGATACCGCTTGATGCTTCGGTACGGAAGATTGTTGGCGAATGCAGTATTGCGATTATCTACTGAGTAAACAATGCAGGGATACTCCATCATGTTTGCCGGTGGTTCTTGGAAGTAAGCTTTCTTAACTCCTTCGATACCACTAAGCAGTGCCTGAAGTTCCAGTCTTTCTGCCATTGTAAACACCTCCCAAGCTCAAGATGAGTCGAGGTCGTCGAACTTCGATACTATCGACAGTCCAACATTCCCCCTCAAACTTAACGTAACGGATATCCTTCAAGTGATCGAAGGCGTACTTGTTACCAACAATGCTTATGGAGTTGCTAAGCGTGACATCGTCATTGACTTTGTCACTGGTATTAGACTGGTAGGTGTTGCGGAGGACGTCACCAGAGAACTTTCGCTCAGTGATGACGCCCTCCCACACTCCAGGTACTGTTTCTACAGTGTCTCCGAAACCGACTTCACCGTAGAACCGTGCCATTTTGAAGCTTCAGCTACTACGCAGCGGTGTAGGTGAAGGTCCAGTTACGAGTGGACAGCGGAGCCAGGTAGTAGCCATCCGTTGCCTCAGCCGACACGTCCGTGGTCTCTTCGATCACGATGTCACCGGCCGGTACAACTGCACCGTTGATCACGTACTCAACGCCAGCCTTAGACGGGATGGTGATCGTGTTTGTGGCGGTGTTGAAGGACGGAGCCGTAGCAGTCACTTCAATACCCACTTCACGGGTGATGACCAGAGCCGACTTGGGCTTGGTCAGGGCGCCCGAGATGCGGGTTTCCATCAGGTACTTGTACTGGTTGAAGTCAATGTCGAAGTCCTCGAAGGAGGTGATTTCGCCACCCTTGTTGGCTCCAACCGTGTAGTCGATCAGGTTGACGATGATGCCGAGCAGCGTCGGGGTCTCTTCCATGACCTCGACAGCGACGATCTCCTTGACGCGAATGGCCGCAGCCAGAGCAGCTTCCGTCTCGTACAGGCGACGGCCCATCTTGTCCTTCAGCAGCAGGAGTTCGGTGAGAACCGAGTCCGTGGTGTAGAAGGTGGGGGAGCCCGAGCCGCGGTAGTTGGTACGCGCGCGAGTGATCTCATCAATCATCACGTCGGGTGCAACGTTGGCAGCCAATTCGACCTTGTGAGCGTAGAGCTCGTGGTCGTTGGCGATGGAGCGGATGCCGATGCCGTCGGTCTGGCCCTGCGGGTCCTTGATCTTGTCAGCGTGGCCCACGGCACGACCGTCACCGATGAGGATCGCACGAGCGATTTCCTCGTTCAGCATGAAGCGGATTTCCCACTTCAGCCAGGCGATGATGTCGATGTCCGTGATGTCAATGACATCGTCACGGTCCAGCTTCTGCTTCTTGTAGACAGTCGCGGGAGAGGTGGAACGCTGCAGAAGGGTGACAACTTCATCCTTCTTCAGGCTACCCTTGGTGTAACCCTTGGCGCGAGCTTCCTCGGCGGTCAGGTCGGCCAGGATGGTCTTGACCTTCGCGAAGGGAGAGTGCTTCGTGGCGCCGATGACCTTGGTAACCCACTCGGTCTGGCGAGCGATGAGCTCCGGAGTGGAGGAGGAGACGCGAGCATCCGGGAAGAGGATGTCGATGTTCTCGATGCCGTAGTCAGCGTGGTTCAGCTGGAACTGGGAGTAGGCCTTCTTGAAGGAACCCTTCTCCTGGGCCAGCTCGTTGAGCTCCAGAATGTCGGAGTGGGAGAGGGTGTACCGGTCCTTGACGGCCGTGCCGCCGTTAGCGCCGGATTCGAATGCGTTGTACTTCATGTCGGCAGAGCCTTCCTGGTTGTGCTGGAGTTTTTCAGAATCCGTTGACTCATCGGAGTCCTCGGAGTGTTTTGCGGAATCGTCCGAGTCCTTGGAGTCTTCAGATTCGTCGGAGTCATCCGAGTCATCGTCATCACCGTCGGCTTCGAGAGCTTCCCCGATAAGTGCGTGAACGACCTCGATCTGTTCCGGACTCATGGTGTCCAAGACCTCGTCGATGTCGATCTCTTCGTCTTCTTCGGAGTGAAGAATCAGATCTCCGTCCTCATCATCTTCGTCGTCGCTGTGGCGAACCTCTCCTGAGGCAGCCATGCTGACGAGGGCGTAGAGAGCGGCCTTCTGCTTGGGGTTCATACCGGCGACAATGTCGGCGACAGTCTCCCCTTCAGCTTTGTCATCATCGGATTCTGCATGGAAGAGAGAGAATTCCTCACCCGGGTAGATGATGGCCTCTCCAACCATGGTGTCGCTACCGTCAGCGGCGTGCTGAAGGTTGACGTCCTGAATGAAGGCGTCCGGGTTTGCACCCTTGTACACCAGGCTGACTTCGATGATGTTGCCGTGAACAACATCGGCGCCCTTCTGCTGCAGCTTGTTGGCGAAGATCGACAGAGCCTTTACGTCTCCGTGAATCACCTACTGCTTGGCATGCTGTGCGCGAGCGGTATCGTTGAAGAAGGCCTCGGTGTAGACGCCGTCTTCGCGGTGATAGAGGAATGCGTGACCCAGTACGTTTTCAGGGTTGTCGTGCTGGTGCTGCCAGACGAGCTGGACCTGTGTCTTGTCCTGATGGAGGAATGCGCCGTGTTTGATCGTTCGACCATCGGAGCACACTCGATCGAAACGAGTTGCGTAGCCGGTGAAGTCAGGCTTCCTCAGTGTTTCCACTGTCATTTTGAAGGTTCTCCTTCCTTTCTTGAGTTGTGTCCAATGGCGGCTTTGTCTTACCGACGTTGTCTTCATTCGGCATGTTCGAGTTCTGCAACTTGTCAGCTTTCGCTTCTGTAGATGGCTTGAACCCGATGGCTGAACGGATCTCGTTACCGGTCACAATCTCATTACGAGAAAGTTTGTCGGCGATCTCAGCAATGTCGGCAAGGCTGGCATTCTTGAACGGATCTCGGAAGAAGCGAATTGCCTGTCCCTGAGAGCGAGCGGTCTTGGATAGGAACTTGCGCTCCATGCCTTCGGTGATTGCTGTAAGAATCGGCTCTACTGTACGGTTGTAGTAGTTGAGCATCATCTTTTCATCAGACGTACCTTCGAAGACATCCTTCGGAATGCCGAGCTGGGAGTACAGCTGCTTTGTCAGGAATTCCACCTGAGCCAGCATGTTGTTCTCGGCAGGTCGGTTCAGCTGCGTGATCTTTTCAGTGGCATCTGCGTAAGCGACGCCATACTTAGAGTTATGTAGCTGCTCTTCCATGTCCTGACGACGAGCTGCAGCCTGCTGCTTCCGCGACTCAGACTTTACGACATAGGGAAGCTGGATGATGATGTCCAGTTTTCCTGATCCAGCCTGTTCGTCAATAGCGTCAAGAAGGCTCAGCTTACGAGTCAGTCGCTTAAGCGTAGATATGTCATCGTTCATCACCGCATAGAGCGGATTCTCAATGATAGCTACCTGTCGCTTAGGAAGCGTGAGTTCTTCCTTGTTACCAGTTTCCTGATTGTAGACGAGGACCCGAACGTGTTCTGGAAACCATGCCTTTACTTCACCAACGCGAAGCGTTTCAATGTTGTATGACATTGAGGTTGCCGGGTTATCGCTGGCTTCCATGATACAGATAGCAGCAACGCCCTTATCGAAAAGCGTCATTGCAATATTCTGTCTGAAAGCTCTTCCGCCTTCATCGATATTTGCCTCGAGCGTGAGACAGTCTTGAAGACCGCTCTTCATCGTTGCTTTATACCGTCCAGTTTCCACGTCTATACGAACATGTGAAATAGGGATGGCAGCCACATCAATTGCGATCTGGTTATAGATCGAGGTGATTACCGTTTTGTCTCCGGAGAAGCCGGGACGAGTTCGGCTCGGATTAAATCCATAGCTTCCCGAAGCGCCTCCCCAAGACATCATACGAGCTCGGTCTTCAACAGAAAATGGATTGTAAGCTCCTGCTGCATGGATGAGACTGTCTCGAATGCGACTAAATATACCCATAAGTTTTCACCTCCTCTCAGTTATGTAAGATGCTTTCATTTTTTACCCTTGGTCTCCGTTACGGCAAACTTGTCACCACGAAGGAGATGCAGGTATTGTTTTCCAGCATCCTTGTGCTTTGGACTGAGATCGCTTACCTTAACGCTCTGAAGGTGCTGGGCCATCTTAAGCTCCCACTTGCGAGCTTTCTCGTTGTACTTGGTACTCTTGTACGAAAGCCGCATACCCTTTCGGATCTTGCGGAAGTTGCCCCACTTAGCCCCTTTGTACTGGAGCTTAGCGCCACGCTTTGCCAGCCGAGACGCTTTCTTCTCCAGTCGAACTGCTTTCTTAGAAGCACGAGCAAATGTTCGAGACTGATTGCCCCTTCGAACACCCCACTTCATTCCTCTTACACCGATATGTTCAAGGAAATCATCAACGGGGTCGTCGGCGATTACTTCGCCACTCATTCAAACGCCTCCTTATTGGCTTTGTATGCTACATATGCGTCAAGCATTGCAGACACGTTATCGATCTTCTGGTCTTGACGTTTCTTCAGAAGCTTACGGTTACCGTTCGTGTCTTCCATGGTGATTGCGTTACCCATGGCAAACTGCATCAAGGCCTGATCGAATATGAGCTCACGCCGCGTACTCAGGTGCTTGAGTTCTCCGAGAGGGACGGATTCAGTTCGAGCTCCCTGAGGAACCTTCTCGATTCCAAAGGGGCCGTTCTCCTGTTCCCATCGAATCACGAATTCTTTAGCGTTGTATGGGTCGAAACCAAAGGTTCGAACGTCGAACCGGTTCTTTTCAATGAACGCATCGAGATCATCATACACAGCCATCATGTCGAGGACTGTTCCAGGAAGTACGTGGAGGCTACCCTCGTTAATAAACTCCTCATACTTGACTCTGGCCGCGCCAGGAAGTTTCATATGAGTGTTCTCTGAGATGTAGCTTCTAGTTAGGATTCCAAATGCGCCATTCGACATTGGAAACATGAAAGTGAAGGCACAGAAGTCATCACCCTGTGAGAGGTCGGCTCCCAAAGAACAAGGAAGGTTCCAGAAGTTTGGTACACGCTTATGAGGCTCAGTCTCTTCGTAAGGGAAGAAGTACGTATAGCCTTCCATGGGAATTCCGAATCGCTTAGCCAGGATATCGTTCCGAGAAGCAGGTGCTGCTTCAAGACGTTCGACATCTCTCTGGTAAGTATCGTAGGTAACAGTCTGATCGATGTTAGGCTGGGCCTTGGGCCACATAGCTGGTTCACCGACTTCCTCCAAATCGTCAAGCTTGTAGTGCCAGATCGAAACGTGCGGAGCATAGAAGTCGCCCTTAAGAATATCCGCGAGTTCCATTTTAATGGTGTCGCCACTTCCGTTACGAACAGTACCTTCGGAACTGATGGCTACGATTAGGTAGTCGTCCAACTTCGAAGCACCCTGCTCGATAGCGCCAACAACATCTTCACGAACGTCTCCAGAAAGCCATTCGTCAATCGTGGAGATCTTCGGTCGGAGACCCTGAAGCTTATCGACCTTCATAGGTCGGACCTCAAGGAGTGAGCCCGTCAAGAAGTTCTCAATGCCCTTCTTCGTTGAGGCAAGCTTCACTCGATTCATCCGGTTACCCGATGTGTTCTGTAAAGATCCCTCGGTGAGGAATTTGAACAGAGGCCCACGCGAGCGTGTAATAGCCGTCCGGAAAGGAGACATGACTTCGTCAGCCTGCTTCATTGTCGGAGCGGTTGTGATCTGATGCGACGTTGCGGTGTCGACATTCAGGAAGTAGCTTTGGATGCACTCAGCGTACATTGACTTGGCGGCACCACGAGCTACGATCAGATACTGTTTTACAGTGAGCCGTTTCTTAACAAGTTTTCGGACATAACGACCACCATGGTTGTCAGGCGAAGGTTCGTAAACGCTTCGCTCCTCAAAGGTATACCAACCGAAGATCTGTTCAGCCCAAAGCTTGAACGTATCTAGCAGGTGGAGGTCTGTCCCGTCAGTGAGAGTAAGCTCATTCTCGCAGTAATTGATGAAGCCGTTGATTGCCAGATCGTCGTAGTAGAAACGAGGGTCGGCAATAAGCATGTCAATGCGGTTCATCTCAGCACTGATCTCTTTACATACGGGGATTTCTCCATTGAGAACTCTCTCACGGAATCTCCCATAATAAATTGGTGTTGCAGTGTTTGATAGAGTCATTACCGACCCTCCTTTCTAACTAAAAGCCAGGCCTCCGAGAGAACTGGACTACTGGACGTGCTGATGCGGGCGTTGCTTTTGAAACAGCGGCTTCGAGTGCCAACTTACCGCCAGCTTTAGCCGTTTTCTTAGCGGCAGATTTAAGACCTTCTTTGAGAAGCTCATCAACCTGTCGGTTAAGATAACTCTTGGCCTGCTGCTTGCCGACGTCGAGAAGAAGTTCGCCTACAATCTTGCGACCGCGGTTAACTTCTGGAGCAGTGAGCTTTTCAAACTCCTTCTCCATCTTGATGCGGTTGATTGCCGAACGAAGTTCGTCATCCGTCATCTTTTTGACGTCAGGCTTGGGTGGACCGGAGTCGGAATCGGAAGAATCATCAGATGACGACTTCTTCCGCCTTCCCCACTTCATACCTTTGGTACCATAGTGGGCAAGCTGATCTTCACTCAGCTCGATTCCAGCGTCGGTAAGGATGTCGCTAGCGCTTCTCCCCATTTCACTCCTTCCATATGTACATTAAGGCGCCATTCCATTTGACCGGCTTGGCGCTCCATTGCTTCGGTTGCGGGACCCGTTGCTGGCGGATCAAATATGAGGCGGACCCTCAAACCCATGTAGGTTTTGACGGCAATGATGTATTCCACCCCAATGAACTCGCTCCACTTGGAACTTCGATCAGATATCATGAAACCAGCTTCTGGCCCCACTCCAAGTTGATGAAGAATAAAGAAGATCGAGTTGATATGTGTGATGATTTCGATGTCAAACGAGTCGTCTTCGGGATCTAGTCCCAACTGACGCTTTGTTTCGTCGAGAATACTTCCGTCTAGTTCGGCCATGAGCCGATACCGAACATGCTCATCACATCAAACATGTTCGTCCACAGCTGGGTGACCATGATCGCATACATCACGAGTGAATATACGATGAAGCCGAGGATGATGGTCAGTGCCAGGAACGCAAGAGTCCTGAGCCAGTACGATTCGAGCATTAGCGGTACCTCCGATTGACTTCAGCCTGAACGGCTACGTAATTTACACCGAGACGACGCTGACGTTCTGCGCCAGTCCCGTATTCGCCACGGATAACCGCATCGGCGAGTGCAGAAATGTTTACACCACCGACACGGCGGTTGACTGCAGCCTGAACTTCATCGTAACGACCGCCAAGCGACTTCTTTCGAGCATCGCCTGAGCCGTGTACTCCTGCCAGAACCTCATCGACCAGCTGTGCCGTACTCTTCTTTCCCTTGGAGGGAAGCTTGGCTGCTGGTGCTGCGAGGATACGGTTGACTTCTGCCTGAACGGCTGCATACTGAGAACCGAGAGCTTTCTTACGAGCATCTCCAGAGCCGTAGACGCCCTTGATGACTTCCTGAGCCAGAGTCCATACGGTCTTACCCTTGATTGAGGGTGCGGCCGGAGCAGGCTTGGAAACGGGGGTAACGTTGGTTACCTTACCGAGCGCCAGGGCATTAGCAGAAGCGCGAATATTGCCAAGCTGATTCCAAACGTAACCGCCCGGGCAAGCCGTCGAGTAGAACTCCCTGTGTCCGCGTACGTTGTAAGTACCGACGCCGCCCCACTGGTAACGCTTAGCGATATCTGCAATAAGCGCAACCGTAGAGTGGAAAGCGGCCGAAGAAATCGGCCACGAGTTCGGATCGTTGTCATTCCCATTGACGGCAACTCCAGAGTTCTGGATTTCGAAGGTGATTGACGGAGCATCTGCCTCGTGAGAGCCAGAAGTCCATGCCCGATATTCTTCCGGAACCTGTCCGTAGATTCGGCCGCTGGACATGATGATGTAGTTTGCCGAAGCCTGCTCATTGGGGTTCGTCAGACGGTCCAAACCGGCGTTGCTTGTTGCAGCGTGGTGGTGAGGAATAACCCGAACGATCGGTGAGCCTGCGCGAGATGAGAGCTTGTTGTGGTGAGGAACAGTTCCCGAAATGAGATGTGAAAATGTCATGCTGCACTCCTTAATATTGGTTTGGCCCACAAGCGAGTGTCGCCAGGTCGACGTTCCGGAACCGGAAGTGACAATAACGACTTATCACCGTAGTGAATAGCATTGTGGGTTCTGTGCGTTACGGTTATCAGGTATTCTGGGTTGAGAATATCTCTGTTGCCGTGGATGAGGTCCCTTGGAGCCATCGGATTCATGTGGTGAATGATGGGACGAACAAATATGTCGTAACCCTCAATCCCTAGGTCACAACCCAGATCTCTTGTCAACACTTCATCGCGAACCAAACGCCATTCCCTAGAAGAATAGAACTTCTGGTTCATGTGGCGTTCGTATCCAAAGGTCGCTTCACCTACAACACCCTTGATACTTAGATAATCGAAACGTTCTTCAAATGTAAGCAGATTGCTGAGTTCAGTATAAGTTCGGGTCGTCAACTTGCACCTCTTGCTGTCCGGCGTAACCACGCATGGCGTCCATTGCTTCGATGTAGAGCTGTTTCATCTCTTCGACATTCTGCAGGTCCTTGACCTTGGCGCCAACGAGAATAGTTTCTTGCTTAAGCTTCTCGAGCTCTTGCTTTTCACGAGAAGATCCTACCTTAAGAAAGTGAATGATTTCCTGTGACGACGCAGTGCCTTTACGAAAGCGTTCTTCGGCCAAGTCATAGGCCATAGCTGCGAGTTGGGCTTCTCGAGCTTCCGGAGTTCGAGCTCTGGGCAGTGTAGATTCGAGTTCGGTCTCTTCGACAATCTCGGAGTCATAGACTTTGCCGTGTTTTGTCAGTTCGGGAGGCTTAATTCGTTTGCGAGGGGCCGCCAAAGGTGTTCACCTCCTTGTTAAGTGTGGTAGTTGTGATGATCATGGGTCAGATGTTGCTGAATTATGCAAAAGTAAAAAGTCCATGTTCTCAGCTGCGTAGAAAAACGCAAAAGTAAAAAATCTATGTAGAGACTCCCTGAAAGGACACTAGTTCTCGAACGAAACCGACAGGTATTCGCCTCTTGAAAGGAGTATAGGGAGATGAGCCCCTATGTTATTGTGAGAACTAGTGGCCTATCACGGAGTCTCTACATAGATTAAGAACACTTATGGATGGGTTTACTAATAGTTTTTACCTAGTGAATGACTACCGGTTAAGTGACTTGGCATTCTACGATCGGGTCGTGGGGGTGATAGTGAATCCGGTGAATTAAACCGGTAGCCAATCGCCAGGTAAAAACAGTGATGTATGTCTTGAAGGGGGTTTAGGTTCTCGTCATCTGCCCAATGCACTAACTAGGCGACTCGTCGTCCCGGAATCGACGCCTAGGAGATCTCTAAACCCCCATCGAAACATACATTCGAAAAGGTTAGGGTGAAAACATCCCCCGAAAAATCCCGCCGGGGCTTTTTTTAGGAGGGCCGCGATGCAGGGAGGGGGGCCTTTTTGCGAGACCCCTCCCCCCACACCACTTTTATGGAGTTATTATGGAGTTGTGTATTTAGTTAGTACCAGAGGGCTCGGAAACAAGAATGTAGTTTCCAGTTATGTTTTCCTCTAGTATCTCAGCTACAGCATGATCGATAGCTTGACTCTGATCAAGATCAGAAAGCTCATCACTAGTGATAGTGATCCGTGCTAGGTAGGAGAGAGTGTAGTAACCTGACTGTTCATCCCAGTTCCTCCATTGATCGAAGTCAGTGAAAGGATTGAATGGATTGTCAGCAGTAGATAGTAGTCGTTGTGCCAACATCAACTCCTTTCATTAGTCTTCTGGATCAGGTGGATTGAGGGCGCGATCAAGCGTTGTTGTAGAGACACCAAGGATAGCAGCCACATCAGCCTGAGTCTTACCACTATCTATCAGAGACTTAGCTCTAGCAAGGCTACTGCCTCCTATAGTCTCGACCCTTCTAGGTGTAGCCAGTTCCTTAACACTATCAATGTCAGCATTGTCAAGGATCTTACTCAACATGTTGGTACTGATAGCACCGGACTGGATGGCGTCCCATTCCTTAGGGGTGATCTTGATAGCCTGCTTCTTGGCGTTAGTTCTAGCACGCCCTTCTTGTTGTGCCAGACTCTTGATCTTCTTAAGTTCAGCAGCATCCATCTCTGGATTAGCTTGACGCTTAGCCTCTACGATAGACCCTGCTATGAGCTGGGCATGGCGTTCGAGGGGCTGGTTCTTAAGGGCCTCGTTTAGTTTGGCACGGAGGGAGTCTACTTCAACGGCATAGATCTTCTTAGCCGAGGCGCTTTGAGGGATGGGCTTAATAGCCAGTACCTCTTTACGAGAAGTGTTAGCTAGGGCCTTAAGCTTATTGGCATGGTCAGCATAGATCTTCTCCATGGTGGTACCAGAGGATAGTGCATTAGCGTCGTCATAGTACTCCATCTTCTTGACCTTGATGGTCTTGACAATGGGGTCACCGACATGTTCCTGCTTGTCCTTGTCCCACTTACGGTAGGTCTCACCTGTATCAACATAGACCTTCTTACCAGTCTTAGGATCAATAGGCCCACCATCCTTGGCTGAGCGAAGCTTCCTGTCAGGTACCCTTACCTCAGACTTAGCCTGTGAGATTAGCGTTGATGCACCACCAGCTTTACCGTTAGGCTTCATCTGGTACTCTTTCTTAAGAGCAGCTATACCATTGTCTTTGGCAGACTGCTTATAATCAAGATGATGTTTCTCAGCATCAATCACAACCATAGAGTGTTTAACCGCACGAGCAATCTCGTTGAATGGCGCACCCTTAATAGTCATGTCAGTAATCAGGTTAGACACATCGCCCATCTGCTGACCTTTAGCTTTGGCCGACATCTTAGGCGCATCTTTAGGCAGCTTATAGAGCTTCTGTGGATTGAAGTCTTTCAGCTCTTTGAGAGGCTGCGATGTTTGGATCTTTCCCTGTGGGTTGGGGATTACAAGAACCGTATCACCATCGAAGTCTGCACCAGACAATCGCTCGGCGACCTTGGAGTTAATGCCAATAGCATCTCGAGCCTGCTTGATTACACCATTAGCTTCCCGGTTTTTGTTGTTAACCGTTAGCTCAGGGATCTCAAAAGTGCCACCGTGAGGGTGCCTAATGAGAACTACCTTTTCTCCATTTTGGTACTTAGGAGCGTAAACCTCATTGTCCTTCAAACTGTTAATTGGAAGGATTACGTGGTTGGCAGTTCTAGGAAGACCCGCTGCTTTTAGATGTACGGCAGAAGAATCGGCCCCATCAGCGAACTTCTCCATCAACTTCCGTTTTACAACAGGGTTGGTAAGAGAATTGATTTCGTCGAATTCGGCTTTTTTCTGATCATACGTCTTAGCGAGTTGTTCCTTGGCGACACTAGATCTTTGCTTAGACATCATCTGCGAAGAGAGTTTACTAGACCATGCAGTCCAGTCGCCTTCCTCATTCACGATATTTAGCGCAGATGTTACCGTTTCCGTTCCATCTTTGTTCTTTTTCGTGATTTGACGAACGGCAGACCCAAATGGGTTATCCTCGTCTTTTTGAGGCTTCATCGCATCGAGCTTATTTCCCGTATCGCTCTTATTAGTGTTGAAGATCATATCCACACCATCGGGAAGATCGTCGGCGTACATGGTCATACCCTTTAGGTAATGGGTTCCACCAACACCGATTCGAACCTGGGCATATCGAGCATTTCCCATATCGAGATCTTTTACGCCCCTGCGAATTTCGATGACACCGTCTTTATCGGCACCACCTTCTTCAGCATATCGAACTTTGACTCTTTTTGGGTCAACGTTCAGAGGGGGGAGCATTCCGAAGTTCGTAAACGATTTTCCACCGTCAGGCGAATCTCCGAGGAGGGGGGTAATTTTAGCTTTGTTCTTCAGGACGTCAGAATACGTCTTATCCGGGGCGGTGATCACTTTGACAGAAGTGAAATTACCAGTTCCCATCTGTTCCGCTTTGACGTAGTGAACTTTATAGCCTTCTTCTTTAAGAACAGCGACAGCTGTACCAAGACGAGTGCTACTGATGCCGAGATGGTTTTCGGTCCCAGCACCAAAGTCGACGTACTCTTTTTCCTTGACCTGTTTACGAATAAGATCCGCGGTGCCTTGAATGGCGTCCTTGTCATCTTTTTCCGCAGCAGCGAGAAGGGCTCGAACTGAGGACTCATTTTTGCCTCCCATGAGCTCACCGATTTTGACATTATTGTGCCCTTTTTCCTTAAGCTTCACAGCTCTGGAGATTTCCGCCTTTTTAATGGCGTTATTTGCAATGGAGGTCAAAGCGCGAAGCTGAGTGGTCGTCATAGTGTATTCGGTACCATCAGCATCGACACCGCTGAAGTATTTCGCGATCTGAGGATCGGTCATACCCTTCTTACGAAGTTCCTCGATGTGACCTTTGAAAGATCGACCGCGCTGTTCCGGATTATCACCGCTACCCCAAGGATAACGACCGGACCTACGAAGGACGCCTTCATGTCGAAGGAAACTTGCGTCCGTTGTTTCTTTTTCACTCATGAGGCCACCTCCTTAAGCTAGCGTGAGTTCGAGCATTTCCATGTAAAGCTTGTCAGCAATTTTGATCCGGTCCATGATGTAGACGATATCCGTCCGGTCAGGTTCCAGTTCCTTGATCTGATCATTCTGGTAAATCCGGAGAACAATCAAATCGATCTCCATTGGCGAGATGTCATATTCGAGACAGAAGAACGCAGCGTAGATCATGAGCTGTCGTATGTCGGCCTTCAAGACACCTGTCTTAAGATCGTGGATTCGCAGAACCAGTCGACCATCAGGTTCTTCCCTATAGCTGATTGCATCTGCGGTGCCAAAGCAGTTGATCGAATAGAACAAGACCTGTTCAGGAGTCATGCGGAAGCCAATGGCATCATTGACATACTGACTCAGAGTCTTATTGTTTCGAGGGAGCTTGACGCCGAGCTTGATAAGGCTGGCAGCGAGCTCATGAAGCCGACTACCTTCGTAGGCAGCCATTTGAGATTTAACCCATGAGAGCAGTTTCTCGTTGTCGTAGTTGATCCAGTGGTACTTGCTCGCGCTGAACGTTGCGTGCTTTCCTTCTAGATGTGAGTGTCTGTTGAAGAGCATTGAGAACATCCTCTTGATTTTCCGGGAATATGACTGACGAGAAGGACATCTTGTCAAACTGTTCGATGTACCATTCTTGGTTGGGTTGGTAGGGCGCTTGGGCATCGCGCTTAACTTCCAATAAAGCCCAACGATCATTGAACAAAATGAGAAGGTCGGGAATCCCTTGTAGTCCGTCGATCTTAAAAACGTAACAGCCGGGAAGCCGCCTTCTTATTTCTTTCTTGAGACCTTTTTGATAGTCCGTCTCGAGCTTTGATTTTGCTTTAGCCAAAGAAAGACTCCTTGTTAAGAAAAAATGATAGGGTCTGATATCACAGACATCCTACTCCTTCTATAATAATCCATGTACTCCTTACGTGGGCAATGTCCGAAAACATAGGCTTGTGGCCAGAAAGCCCAGCTGTGGACAAAACTTTCTATATATACTACTTTTTACTCCAGAAAAAAGTTTATAGAAATAAGTGGGCAAAGTGGCCAACTTGGACATTTCGACTAGTTTGTGGGCGCAAAATGTGATGAAAACCACAAAAAAGAGCCTAAAAAGCCCTGATTCTTCGGACATTGCCCACATAACTGGCCAATTTTGCTGGCCACTTATTTTCCCGTTTCTGGCCATTTGGCCACCTTTTCTGGCCACTTTTCTGGTTTTCGGTCGTAAACCGCCCACAAGATTTTTTCATAAGTGGGCAGATGGCCAATTAGTGGCCAGCGATTTTAGTCTACCGGCCACTACTTTTTGACTATTTGTACCGAACTGAGTGGTACATTGAACGAGGGATTCGAACCTGACGTCTTACCAATGTTCCATTCAGCTCATCGACTAACTCCATGATCGGCAGGTCAGTCTCATGGATAACTGTGATCCTACTACTGCAACCACAGGCACACCCATCCAGAAAGTTCTGATCGATCAGCTGCTTGAGCTTAGCCTGAAGGACTTTCGGCGGGATGTCACTCCAGAACTCACAGATCTCACGTAAAGACGCTCCGGTCGAATACCGCAGTTGTGGAAACCCAGCAGCGACTCCCCAGAACCTAGGGATGTTATATAGCCGGTCTACCAGATCTATGAGTGCCTTAGCTGGTATGTCTTTTCTCTGCCACTTAGTCGGACTACTCTTACCCATTACGCTCCTTACTTACAGCAGTCTTCATGTACGTGATCTGGATGATCTGGATGAGACGGTCCGTGTTTTAGGATTCTCTTCTGCCGATCATCAGCCATATCCATTCTTAATTCATCCGCTTTTCGCCGCCACTTACCACTTACAGCCCACAGCTCATTAGCCTCAGCATACATACCAAAGCCTGACGCTCGACCCCCCAAACTGTCTAGAGTCATGGAGATCTCTCGAAGTTGTCGATACCGAGGAAGGTGCTCGTCCGGAACGTGTCCTTTAGCCATCAGACCATTCCTTCAGCTATACGTTGGTTAGCCGTGAGGTTTTCTTTAGTTTCCCTCTTTTGACAAACTACATAGCCCGCTTCGTTATCAAAGAACCCTCGCATACGGATGGCGATGTCCATGATGTCTGGCTGGAACCTAGTACGCCCATCACGAATGAAGTCGAATGTCTGAACAGCTTCATGCTCAAACACGAGATCGGTTGCTGTAGGGATGTCGATGGTAATCGTTTCCTCGTCATCCTCAACAATCAATGTCACCTTCTTGTACTTACGCATTACTAATGTCCTTCCTCAGATTCTCATAGGCATCGTGCGCTTCCTGACCGAAGTTGTCAAGAATCAGTCGGCGTACCGAAACCCAGTGCTGCTTGCCATCTCGACGCAGCTTTACGTATGCTCCCCGATTGCGCGTCTTGTCACGGGTCTTGAACTTATGCGCCATCGCTTCGCCACTCTCGATCTGGAAGACATTCCCCTCGCGGTCCAACTCATACTTAGGGAAGTCCATTATCATCAGTCGTCCCTTTGCTTCTTTCCAAGGGTTGGACTTATCCCTTCGTGTCAAAGCGTAAGCTATATCAAGTACATCCATTTGCTAAATCCGTTCTTCATGTCGGTAGACTTCGTCGAGAAATAGGGGTCGGTATGCGATGTGCCAAGCCTCTCGAGCTTCCTCCCCATCATCGAAGCGCTCCTGATGTAGCTTGTCGTTAACGTCGAGGTATGACAGTACCCAAAAGTGCTTCATGCAGCTTCCCTCCTGTACTCAGCACGTTTCTCCGGAAAGGCAGTCAAGAAGAGCTCGTCGACAAACACGTCGGTGTTCCACCCATTTCTGTGCAACAAAGCTCGGTTCCCCTGAGGAGTATACCTCTGAGAGATTATGCGGTTCGTCAAAGATGACGAGATTTGCCCTGTTTCCGAGATGGCGTACCCTGGGAACTTCAGGATCTTCCGCCACTCGATATCCGTACTCAACTGCTAGTCCCCCCAGGGTATCGTGCGCTAGTTTCTTTAGTCCCGGCGCAATAGGTTCGAGGTCCGACCGATAGACCTCGATGTTGTTCTCGAGTTTCTCCCAGAGACCAGGGTGAAACGTCTGCATGTAGATTTGCTCTTGCTCATTCATGTAGAGCTTCACTGCGTTATCCAGACTGCCAGAATCGACCCATCCTTAAGAGCTTCCATCTCGTCCATGCTTTCAATCACAGCGCCATCTCCTCTTCTATGACTTCATAGTCCATTTGCTTCATGCGCTTGATGAAGTCCTCGACCTCTTTGACTTTTTTCTCACACGGCCATGTAGTGGGCTTCCAGATGTGCTCAGGTAGTCGAACAACTGTCAGGGGTCCTCTGAAGCCCTGCAGCTTATCGTCACCGTCTGTAGCCTCCATGATGAGCTTCCGGTCGATTCCTTTACGGAGCCCATAGATCGCGGAGTGCCTCTGATTTCCAAACATCACATAGATCACAGCAGGAACATCCCAACTTCAAGACCGATCACTGCGGTCACTACCCAGTACTGCCAAGTCTTAAATGCCTGATCCATTATGCTGCCTTTACTTCCGGGAATGTTGTTGCAAGAATTTCGGTTCTTTTTACTGCATTGACGCGGGCTCCCTTACGCAAATGGTAGAAAAGCCCAAATCGGTTATGGACAGGCTCGAGAAGTCGTCCACTGTGGATCTCGCGGACGTAGCCTTTAGTGGTAGCTTCATACAGAGGATAGTCGTATACTACACGCCATGCTTTGTACCCTACATGTTGTGCATCGTCTCGCTCACTGTCCCTGACACGCTTTCGTTTGGCACGATCATTGGCACACGTCCGACACTCACGGTATCCCCTCTTATTGAGCCTTGTGTTTTCCTCAGTGTACTCGTGGTTCCTACGACACCTAGTACGCTCCACAGGCCCCTTAGGAGGGACTACCAGCTTCTCTTTGGGCGGCGGCTTGAGTTCTGGATAGGCCAGCCACATGAGCCTCTCCCAGACCCGGTTAGTCGATACTCCGTCATTTCGATAGAGACAGTAGTGCCAAACTCCCTCTTTACTTTCCTTCTCGATCATGAGTTTTCCAGAACGGATGTTTCGGATATCGCCATCCTTAGTCATCTCGTACTTCTCGAATCCAGGAATGATCCTGAACTCTTCC